ACATATTTGATACAAGAGAGAGCACAGATTGATTCCCTCCAGTATTAGAGAAGCTATCTGTAACATAATGATTCATCAGGTTGGCACTACAGTCTATAGTAGTAATTGAAGTATTACTATCCTTGACAGAATATAACCTCGTTATACTAGCTATAATCAAAGTCTCAATCTCACTACCAAGATACCCACAACGTAACCTAACTTCACCACCTTCAAACTGCAACGACTTTATCCTCTCATCAGATAAGCCGTAAATTCTAATAGTGCCTGAGTCATCTTCAAGAGTTTGGTCTATAGATTTATAGTACTCAAAATCAATCTCGAATTCATTACCAATAACGGTCTTTGTCCTTGATTCAAAATCTCGAATTTCGACTTCAGCAAACCTACCAAACTGGACATTCCCAGACATACCTTACTCCTAATTACTGACGGTGAAGTTTATGTGATTACTCTCCAACCTTTTCTCTAATTCATATTTATAACCCACGAACATTAAATCCATATCAGAACTCCAATATCTAAAATCGTAATCCTCAAACTTTTTTGTTCCAACTCTAGGCTCGAGAGTTAAAAGGTATTTTAGATTATCTTGCTCAGCATAAAAATTAAGTTCACACCTCTTTCCAATAGAAAGGAAGGTTTGCGAAAGGAGAACGTTGCCTTTAGTATCTTTTAGTATTATCCACCTTTTTTTGCTTCGGGTGTTATACCCACAGAGCATTTTAATCTCAACAGAGTCTATAATAAACTTTGTTATGTATTTTGGTGAATCATTCAAAGAAACCTTAGTGAATTTTGTTTTTAGCTCACCCTTAACTTTATAGTCAAATTCAATCATCTCCTATACCTCCAACTCCAACCATCGCCTTGAGCTATAACTTCCCTACTGATTCCATCCTCTCTCTGAAGTCTAATAACTTCCTTATAAGCATCAGCATAGCCCCTATAGTAATTCTTTTTCTGAGTTGCGACTCTTTCACCTTGAGCTTGGGTCTTCCTATTAGGGTCTTTGAACTCCGCTACTTTTTCAGCATTAACCTGTTCTTCAGTCTTAAGCACTCCAGCACCTGCCATATCTGTACTGTCCCCATCCTCAGTTTCAGTAGTGGTATCTGAACTAACATTGTCAGTATTACCTTTCATAGGTCTGACTGCTGGGGTCATCTCACTGTCTGCCAGTTCGGAAGTATTAACCACAGCTACAACGACTTTTTGCAATTTAATACTTACATAGAAAGCTGAACCCCCACTATCAGGATGGCTTATCGATAAGGAGGTCATGACGCAATTTTCAATCTCATTAACAAACCCAGCTTTTAATTCCTCAACTTTAGTAGTTAAGTCCTCATTAGCTGAGTTTGCCGTAGTTTCTAAAAGCGTTAATATCGAAGCTTCTTTAAAAATCCTAATTATTTCATCTCTAGCAAATATATGAGAGTCAACAGTGTAGTTGTTACCACTCTTGAAATCCTCTCCATCCCAAACAATCTCATTATCAAGATTAAAAAGGGAATAAGAAGAGATGACGGCACTGATAGAGTACTCCGTAGGTTCTACGTTTACGTTATCAGAAATATCAAAACCTCTCTCTACGGTGTAGGAGCTAACCTTGGCTGTCCAAGATTCATCCATAGAGGTTATAGAATCAAAGGAGATAACTGCATCTACATTGCCTCCAGAGTCTTTTCTTACCAAAGTATATATCATATTCCACCTAAAAGTTCATGATGTTTTGCATTTGTTTTGTCTTAGTAGAAGAACCATCTTGGTTATTAACTGTAACATAAACAACAGCCTGATTTTTCTTGTTTTCCCTAGCAGTTTCAGCATTCTGAAGTATGCCTTGGATATTGGTCATATCAAAGTTTTTGTTTTCTAGGGTCTTAGGAAGTATCCCATTGGTCTTGTAGGGACTGATACTTTGTAAGGGCTTGATATTACTTTTTATTTCATGAAGTTTTTCATAGTCAAGCTGTTCACCCATATCGAAACCTAAAGCTCTTCCTGCTGTCTTCATCCAACTTGGTTGATTGGTCAGACTAGATTTAATATTGAGCCAGAAATGCTCCCACTTTAAACCTAAAATTTCCATCTCAAGACCTGTAAGTTCCATCTTAAGCTTCAATTCATCGAAGATAGTCCAACCATACTTATCGTCAGAAACTTCTTTCCAAAGGAATTGCATTGCAGCTATAACACCCCAGATAGCAGCGCCCCATACAGTAGTCGTTAGGATTATCCTCCCCAGCGCCATACCAAAAGCACCTCTGAATAGAGCTGTAAGGGATACCATAATACCCCTATTTCTCATTAAGAGTCTTGTGGCACTACGTATACCTCTTGCAAGACCTTTAAACCTAAAGAGTAGTGCTAGTACTGCTATATTCAGTAGCGTATTACTTCCAGCTGCCTCGTTAAACCAGTTATTTAAGTCTCTGATTACCCCTAGGAGATATCCAAGACCTTGAGCTGCATCACCGATAACTACTACAAGCTTAGTCAATTCTCCGAATAGTTTACCTAAGTAAACATCTAAACCAGAGTCCATAATCTCTTTGGAGGTCTGCCTTAATTGCTCATAGAATTTCCCTTGTTTAACAATAGAAGATTCCATCATCTTGGCATAAGAACCAGAGTCATGAGCTAGGTCTTGAACCATCTGAGCCATGATAGGTAGAACACGTTTAGGGTCTAGCTTACCATCCTCTTGTAGTTTCTTAATCTTCTGAATGCTCTTAGTATCATATGCTTTCATTGCAGCATCGTAAACAAGAGTAGCAGGTATTCCTCGGTCTGAAAGCTGGTTAATCTCTTCCTGTAGGATTCTGTTGTTACTAAACATCTGGTTAAAAGCTCTGAAAATACCCTTTTGGTCATCAGCACTTGTACCCATTGACATCATAAACTCAGAGAAGCCTGTAAACATCTGCTCTTTAGTGTCTTGACTCATCCCTTCGGCAGACATATTAATCTGTGCAAAGGACTTACCCAACTCAGTAGAAGATAGACCTAGCCTTTCAGCTTCATTTTTAACGTAGTCAATAGTTCGAGAGAACTCTGAAGCACTCTTCGAAGTCATAAGAATCATAGATTCCATACGGGTTTGGTCACGAGCTGCTTCTACAGTCCTAACTGCTGCAAAACCTGCACCTGCTCCAATACCACCAAGAGCCATTGCAGGTATCATATTACCTAGGAATCCACGTAATCCCAGACCTGCCGCTGCCCCACCTAGACCACCTGCTCCACCGCCACCACCACCTCCACCACCGCCACCGCCTTGGTTTCTGACTCGGATGTCGATACGTGAGTTGGCTCTTAATCTAGCCAAATCTCCGTTAAGGTTTCTTAAAGCTATCCTACTACGGACTACACTTTCACGATACCTTTCCCAATGGGGCGCACCAGCTATGACAGAGGCGTTAATCTTTCCGATAGCCCTTGTGATAGCTGGACGATTAGAAACTATAGCGTTCAGTGCATTGTTTAGCTTGTGAACACTACCTGCCATGTTAGAGTAGCCTTGGTTGGCTCTACCATTAGCACCAGCACCTCTAATCTTACCTAGAGAGGTGCTTACCTTGTCAGCCTCCCTTCTAAGGCTTCTGAGCTGCCTAGTGGAGTTTTTAGCTCCCCTGTTGAGGTTTGTTAACTCGCCCCTAGCTTCAGCAACGGCTCTTTTGAAGTTTTTTAGTCCTGTAGTATCAACCTTAAAACCTAAACTAGCAAACATTTTTGCGATTTGCATATCTTAATACCTCTTAATATCTACGACCAAAATAAAACTCCCTTGTATCCGTTCTATTGATTATTAGACTTAGATTTAATGTACTCTTCGTAGCTTTGCCAGTTTTCATAACTCTGGTATTCTATTAAGTCCTGAACGTCTGCTACTGTCATCTCATACTTCAACTTCAACAAGAGGTTAGCTTTATCAGTGGTAGACTTATGAGCCAAAACTTGCAGCCACTCTAAGGGCATTGAGAAATTCTCAGAAAGCTTTGTCTCTTCTTCAGAGATTACCCTCGTTTCCGAATTTATAATTCTTTTGGTAAATTCGTAACGAGTCTTTGAAAAGAATCGAAATAGTTCAGTTTAATTACTTCAATGAATAGCAAGATAAGAGTGTCGTAGCTCTGCTCAAATTCAAAGTCAAAATCAATATTACTTCCATCTACCTGAATCATCTCAACCATATCAAATACGAGCTGTTCTACCTCTTTGGCGTTCTCACCCGTCAAAATATTCATAAGTTGTTCAACAATGTCGTCTTCATTGACAGACTCATTAAACATATAACCTATAAACGGGAACACGTATTTAGTAAGCCTTGGTAGATAGCTCCAACCCATACGACCTTTAAATGCGTTAATGATGTATCCTCTATCATTAATCCTTACTACTTTCTGACTCTCTTTTTTGTTTGACATCTTCTACTACCTTAAATTATTCAAGTTTATGTTTGTGGTGGAAATTCTTTATCTATATCGTAACTATCGTCATACTGGGTTTCCTCGCCATCCATCCATGCAGGTATAACTCCACCTCCACTCTCCATTATCAGGTCATTATCACCGATATTAGATTCACTAGGATTGACACCATATCGACTGTAAGTTTTTGACTCGGTCTCTGTAGGTTTACTTATGATTGATACACCAGCAAACATAGTTTTTATTCCAAAGACAATTTGCCTATCTGAAGCTTCTTGCTGCATACCTATTTCAGGTAGTTCTAGAATAACGCCACGATAGACGTTAACAATATTATCATTCTCGTGGACAGATATATTAAACCAACCTTTATTTTGTAGTTGCCTCAAAGCTAATAGTCTGATAATATCTAAACAGTTAGCCGTTGGTAATACTGTCACCGTCAAGGTTCTAACATTTGTTGCCTCAACAATGGCTGTGTATTGGTAATCTATCCCAGACTCTTGTCTTGTTAGGGTGTCTGAACTAATCGTGGCAGAGGTTACGCCATCTAGAGGATATCCAGCCACAATTATCTTATTCTTTGCTGAGTCGTACCCAGAGGTTTGTCTTATAATGTATGGCTCAGATTTCTCTAAGAGGCTTTTTGCCCTATCTTTTATGTCCCTAAGATTAATATTCATAATGCCCCTTAAAAAAGATTCTTCAGTCTTTTCTCAGCTTCAGTTATACCTTGGTCAATCAATCCCTCTATATTCGACATATCTATACCAAAGGCTTCTGAAACCTCTATAAGACGTATTGTAGCCCTTAGTGCTGAAGTTAAGAATCCAGTGTCAGTTGTACCCTTTAACGAGTATGACGCTGAATTACAAATAAAAGACCACTGCCTTGTTGATGATTCACTAAGGAACTCTGCTGAGGGTTCAGTCTCAAAGAAAACATCGAAGGAGGTAAATGAAGTACCTCCCTGATTTACTCTCTCCTCTACGTTAAGAGGTATTTTTAGATTTAGACCTGAACGTTGGTGCAACTTAAAAATGGTGTGTAGAAAGTCATTAGATTGACTCACCTGCTCGATATGGAAAGTTACCCTGTAACTACCTATACTATCATTAAAAGCTGTGTATGAGCCATCCTGAGCCTTCCTGAACGTACTCACTTCACCTATCCTCTCTATCGTAACTATAGAATCCTTAGATAGACCAACAAGCTCTACGCCAAAAATACTACATTTTATTGCTGAGGGAACGTATGTGTAGAGCATTGCTAATCCTTTTTATTATTTAGTCCAAGCGTCTTCTATTGTGACGCCTAATGCTGATAGCGCCTCTAGTAGTTCAGGCTCAACTCTACCACTACCTCCTAGGTATTGGTCTGCATTAGATAGCACGATAATCCAATCCCTAACAGAGGTATCACTACCAAACTCATAGGTCATAGGACGTTTTACAAAGCACTCTGCTGAGTAAGCAAAAGTACGACTTGACTTATCGGCAAAGGTACAAGTAAAGATACCATCACGACCTGTTAAATCTTTATCATCGTACTTAGATAAAGCAGATAAGAAATCATTACTTGCAGATGTTTGGTCTAAGTGGAGGGTAAGTCGTAAGGTGTTATCCTTACTATGTGTACGAACCGTCTCACCGTTGTTTAGGACTTTCTCAGTCCAAACCGCTTCAGGATATTCAATTGATACCATACTGTCTTTTGCCATACCACCAACGATGTGTGACGTATTGGTAGTAGGGTGAGAGATAGCGATAACGATTGAAGATGGGCGGTAACTTGCTAATTGACTAGCCATTTATATTCCTCTTATTAAAAAATTTGTGTGGATTAAGCGTAAACCGTACCTTCGACAGCATCCACAAATAAAATAGCTCCTGCCAACCTTGCTCTGAAAGTAACCTTTCTTAGGTAGCCACTTGCACGTTCTTGTGAAGACAGTTTATTCGCATCAGGTACTTGGATGCTGAATCCATCTTCATTAGTTAGGATGTTGTTGTCAACAGCTTCATTCAGAACTGTAACAATTTCAGCCTTGAAAATCTCGATAGCAGAGTTTGTATAGTTGATTCGTCCTTTAGAGTACAAGACACTCCATACACGCTCAGCTAGACGAACTTTAAGCCAGATTGCACCAAGAATAACGTGGATTTTCTCACCACCAACTGTGTTTGCATTACCCTCAACAGAAGGGTCTTGTCCAACTTTAGTGTAGAAGTGAGCGTTCTTATCCTTAAGTACAGCCATCTCTGTTCTAGAGAATCCTTCAGGTACGAGCGTAGTAAGTGCTTTGTGAATCCAAGTGTTACTACCAATAACCGCTGTAGAGAACCTTCCAACCCACGCTGCTTCTGGAGCGATAGCGTCTGGGTCTTTAGTGTATATTCCGATAGACTGAACCAATGAAGCTTCAGAAATCTTTGAGAATACCCCTGTTTCGTCATCTGGAGATAGGGTAAGTTCATTACTGTCTGAGAAGGCATAAATCGCTGTCTGTGTTTCAATATAACGAGCGATATCTAACTTCTGCTCATCAGTTTCTGCATCAGTAATTAGGAAGAACCAATCACTAGTAGCTGTCTGTAACCTGTTAACCTCTTCTACATAATCGATGTCCACAGAGTCAGTAATCTTACCTACGATAATGCTCCTAGGTTTTACAGGTTGACTAAAGATTCTTTGTGCTGCTGCATATGCGTAGTCATCTGTTACGAACCCATCTTCCAACATTTGAGTGGTAGAGCCATACTCTCTATAAACCTCGTTACTTGCGAAGTTCTGGTGCACAGATAGGATTGCTATGGTTTGCAAGTCTGCTGTCGTTCTAGTAGTGGTCTCACGATTAACCACGACATTTACGATGTCTTTAATTTCTAACATATTTTTACCTTCTATTTATCTACCACTATTAGTAGATTTTGGTTGATTGACTAATTTGTCTGGTTAATAATATAACGAACCACTAATGTCAACAAATAGTATTGTCTCCATCAATTTACAGGAGAATTTGAGTGATAGGTTATTGCTGTGCCTATCGAAAAGAACTTCAGTTATTTGGTATTCAGATAACATCTCCTCCTCAATTGCTAAGTTCAAGACTTCTTTAACATCATTTACCACTAAGTCCAATCCTTCTGGTGAAGCATTGATTCTCTCATTTGTATATAACGTCCTCCAAACCTTCCTACCTAAAGCCCATTTTATCCAGTCAAGTGAAACCTGCTCATGAATGATAATACCTTGGGTAGTTAGACCAGAACCCACAGTAGCCCTAACCTTCATGACTACAGCCGTAGTGGTTGACAGTTCAGGTACTTTGGATTTGGCATCTCGCTTTCTGACATCAACTTTGGTTAAGTACTTGTGTAGCCAATTCACCCTGCTAGGGAAGTAGTTACCACAAGAGGCTATCCACGCTGCTTCAGGGTAGGCAAGCCTCTGCTGTTGCAGCTGTATTGGCGTTAGGGACTTCTCTGGAGCTAGTACAGATGCCATCCTAAGAGTGGGCGTATAATCTAGGCTATATGGGTCTATCCTTACCTGAGAAGGGCAAGTTCCCCATTGAGGTCTAGGTAGATTCCAAGAACTAGCAAGCAGGTCAAAGTAATCAGGCTTTACTGGTATTTTTGTTACACACCAAGAACTCAAGTCCTGATTAAATGAAGTACAGTTATAGAAAGTAGTTCTCATGTTCAGAACATTCTCTGTATTCCAATTACTGATATCTTGATTAAAGGAAGAGTTAACAGAGAAGGTGGAGTCCATACTAACAATGTTTGTCGTATCCCAACTTGTTATGTCAGATATGTAACCTCCACAGTTGTAGAACATGTTATCTAGATTAGTTATATTTGGAGGAAGTTCGACTGGTAGTGTTATCGGGCAATCTTTAGTATCAAAGGTCATGTTTTGAATCACACTACCAAAAGACTCTACCGTTATTTCTGGGCTAGTGGCACGACCTAAATTAGAGGTAACTTCAATAGTAACCACTTCGCCTTTTGAGTATACCTCTAGACTATCAACATCACCTTCAAAGTTCACAAGTTGGATATTGGTATTAGTATCAGAGTTTGCCACAAGAGTGAAGTTGGGGCTAGTCATATCTGAGTTAAATACGACTTCACCTAGTTTTCGTATCTCCCATTTTTTATAAGCATCACTTATATATATCTTGAAAACAGTACTATCTGGGTACACATCTGTAGCGTCATACGTAATTCTTACAGGCTCATCCCCTTCATAGATGTCCCCAATCTCCTCATCAATCTGTCCGTTCTCACCACTAGGGCAAGTTCCCCATTGAGGTCTAGGTAGAGTCCAAGACGGGCAATCGTCATCAAAATTATAAGGTTGGGAAGATATATTTTTTACGCACCAAGAGCTTAAATCTTGGTTGAAGTTGTTGTTGCCCCTAAACATTCTTTCCATGTCTACAACATTAGAAACATCCCAACGAGATATGTCTTGGTTGAAGTTCGAACACCTGCTAAAGGTTTTTCTCATGGACTTTACATGGGATACATCCCAACCAGTGATATCTGTACCAATGTGAGTGCTCTCACTGAAAGAGTCATTGAAATTATTAAATGCTTTTGGTATATAACTCGGTAGAAGTAAGAGAGAATTCTCAACGTTTGTAATTTGGTTTGGTATCGTTGTGGAGTAAGATAGAACCTCTAATGAGCCATCAAAATCATCTGGTGCGTTTGGATAACCCATTCTGGTAGGACTTAGATACCTTGTAATTGAAACTCTAGAGTGATTACTTCGAACCTCAAAAGTATTTATTGGATTTTCTAAACCTGAGTAGATGATGTAAGTGTTATCCTCAAATTCCTCTGGGAAACTTGGGTCAAAAAAACCTTCTAGATATTCTGTCTCATATTTACCCTCACCAGAAAAGT